TGCAGGATTGGGTTTGTACATATTTTTCCTTTTATAAATCTGGCAATTCGTCGTAATCTAGTTGATCACTCATGACGCCGATAACATAGTTAGTTGATTCGTTCTCCTGCAGTGCAGTTTGTTTCTTTGACGTGTCCACATGCTTCATAAACCAGGGAATGGGTGTGCTGCGTGGTGCCGGCTCCTGGTACTTGACGCCAATTTCTTTGAGTGCGCCTACTGCTGTGTAGTCCACAAAGTCTTTGAGAATGTTGGCATTGAGTCCAATCACAGGACCTTTCTGGAACAGGTAGTCAGCCCAGGCTTTTTCTTCACGGATCACATCCAGGTACAACTGATACACTTCGGCTTCGCATTCGGCCTTGGCAGCGGCAAAGCGTGGATCTTCTTTGACAACTTGGTTGATGATCCAAGCAGTCCAGTCCTTGTGCAGGATTTCGTCTTGCAGGATCAGGCTGATGATGTTGCCGTTGCCAATGAAGATACGGTTCTCAACCATGGCCAGACTTGTGGCAAAGCTGACCATGAAGCGGAATGCTTCTAGTGCATAACTGGCGTTGAGTGCTAGCCAAATGGCTTTGATATGTTCTTGTTCGAGAACCATACCTGTCATTTCACTGCTTAATTCTTTATGGCAATTTATTCTGTGTAGTTCGTCGTAGTAGTTGCCCACACTCGATGCCATGTCTACAATCTCTTGTGTGTCGTGAATTGTGTTGAAAACATCCTTGGGCACGTTGTAGATGTTGCGAATGATGTGACTGTAACTTCTACTGTGAATGTTGGTTTCAAAGAAACTCCAGTTGTACATCAATGCTTCTAGTTCAGGAATACTCACCACAGGGGTAAACACCTGTGCTGGGCCACGTCCTTGCAAACTGTCCAAGGCTGTTTGACGCAACAAGTTTGATGTAAAGATATGTCGCACAGTGTCTGAAGAGTCTTTGAAGTCGTTGGCATCTTTGGTCAATGATACTTCTTCAGGTATCCAAAAGAAGCCACGTGCTTCTTGTTCAAACTTCACAAGTTTGTTGTACTTGACTTCTTCAAAACGTTGAATGGTGACAGGACCGGCTGGGTCAAGAAACATCTTGCGGCTCAGGTAGTCTGTTTTGGTTGATAGGTTGTATTGGGCTTGGCTCATAATTTGCAACTTTCGCAGTCTTCTACGTCATCAAAGTCAATGACTTCCAACGGTGATTCTTCTTTGGCGGCTTTGGCACCTTGCTTGTTGATCAGGCTGTAATAGAATGTCTTGATACCCCAGTGATGTGCCTGCATCAAGTTCTTGGCAATCAATGTGGTAGGTACTTTGCGATCTGCAAAGTGTGCTGGATTGTAGAATGTGTTGGTGCTGATACTCTGATCAATGTATGCTGCCAACACAGCGGCTGTTTTCAAATAGCCAACACAATCCTTTTGTGCCCACATCAACTGATATCGATTCTTTAACTTGTGGTATTCAGGTACAACTTGTGTAAGGCTTCCTGCTTTTGATTCTTTGACTGAGATCAAGCTCATGGGCATTTCAATACCATTGGTTGAGTTGATCACAACTGAACTAGACTCTACAGGAGCCACTGCCATCAAGGTGGCATTACGCACACCGTATGCTCGCATGTTGCCACGCAGGGTATTCCAGTCTAGTGCAGGATCAGGTGTGAAGTCTGTGAGTTCATTAACACCTTTGGCACGTAGTTCCCAAGGAAAAATTCCTTTGCCATAGCGTGTCTTGTCACTGTCTCGGCAACGACCACGTTCTTTGGCCAGTTCCACTGTGGCTTCGGTCAAGTAGTATGCTTGGTGCTCCATCCATGACTTGACTTCTGCCAAGGCATCCCGTTCTCCATACTCCAGTCCACGTTTGGCGTGCCAGTAAGCTAGATTTGTAATGCCAATACCCAATGGCTGGATTTCATCGTTGGACAGTTGACTTTGAATACTCAAGAAGTCCTGGTAATCTAATATGTTACAAAGGCTGCGTTGAAGTACACGACAGGCTCTACGCATGTCTTCAGGGTGTCTGAACGCACCCCAGTTGATTGACCCCAAGGTACACAGTGCAATACGCCCTTCCTCATCGTCTAGGCGTTTGAAAGGCTTGGTAGGTAAAAGAATTTCACAGCAGAGATTGCTTTGATAAATGGTATGGTACTCAGGATCAAACGGTCCTTGATCCATGACATTGTCAATGAACACTAGATAGATACGTCCAGTATCGGTTCGTTCCTTGAGAATACCACTTTTGAAAACTTCCTCCGCAGCCATCGTTTTCTTACGGAGGCTGCTGTCTTTTTCGTATTTTACGTATAGTGTTTCGAAAAGGGCAGTGTCTTTATAGAAGGCTTCATAAAGGTCAGGTACTTGATTGGGGTCGAAGAACGTAATGTTCTCCTTGTTCTTAAAGCGACGCCAGAAGAATGCAGATAACACGACACCATAATCCATGTGTCGTACCCGGGTCTCTTCTGTACCTTGGTTGTTTTTAAGAACGATAAGGTCATCAAACTGCAGATGCCATATGGGATAAAAAACCGTAGCCGAAGCATTTCTAATACCTCCTTGTGAACATGAACGTAGGTCGCCAAACCATTTTTTAAGGAAAGGAATCATACCAGTGTGCATGATCTCACCACCGCGAATAGGCGAACCTAGTGGGCGCAGGCGTCCAATCTCCAAGCCAATGCCAGCACGTTTGCTGGCATACTTGGCCATCATCTCACCGCTGGCAAATATACTATCCAAGTCATCGTCTGATCTAATAAGAACACAACTGCTAAACTGCTTAGTAGGAGTACCAAGGCCAGCCAACACAGGTGTGGCCAGAGTGAAGAGTCCGTCGCTGGCTGCTGTGTAGTATTCTTTGATATAACGCATGCGGGCTGTGTTGGGTTCTTCTTTATGGAACACAGTGGCAGCGGCCACCATGTATCTAACTTGCGGAGTTTCATATGTTTGTCCTGTGCTACGGTTCTTTACTAGGTATTTTTCAATTAGTTGCTCTACTGCGGCATAACTGTATGATTCATCCTTGGCATGATCAATCATGTCTTGCATACGATTCCAATCGTCCTCTGAGTACCATTCCAGGAGTTCGGGAGTGTACAGGCCAGTGGCCACGTTGGTCTTCACGATCTCATACAAGTGGGGAGGATCGTAGGAACCGTATACATCTTTGCGTAGCATTGACAAGCGTTGTTTGCCTGCCACATATTGATAGTTGGTGTGCCCAACATCAGGATTGGATTCCACGTCGATTAAGTCCACAATGGCACGTAGAGTAATACCGTCGATCTCTTTGGTGGTAATACCATCATAAAAGTGCAACTGTGCTTTGATCTCTACCATGCTTTGGCTAACGTCTGCTATGCCTGCACATACTTTGGCAATTTGGGTCTGCCATTTTTCCAAGGCGAGCGGTTCTCTATGCCCACTACGCTTTACAACTGTGATGCTTTTCATTTTATCCTAACGAATTTTTTGTTTTACTTGTTCTTGACTGACTTGCCGCCGGGGTTTTGACCGCCCCAGGCTGATATTTACGACTTGATCAGGATCCCAATTCAGTATATATTTCTCTTGAGCGACTAGGACTAAATTGTCGCTTTGATACTCAATCATGCAGGCATCTTGCATGTCTTCACGGTCTAGCATGCTGATAGTATACATGATTCCCAGGCCTCTTGCAACCGGACAATACTGGTTGTCGCTCAACAACTGCCAGGGATCAGGCCAATCTTGTTGGTCGTCCCAGTGCAAATGATAAGCGGTCCATGGAGTCTGAAACCACCATTGATTGATTTTGGTTAAAGCAGGCTCTGAGTCCAGTGTCTGACATTGCTGTCTTAACTGTGCCCAACTCTCCAGCCGCTCACTGAAGTCTCTAGGCCACATTGCGTTTAATAACTACGACCCAAGTGTGTCAAACTGTAATAGATTTTACCAGCAGCTCTAACGGCATCAGTAGTGTATTTTACACTCATTGTACTGCCTACGTCAGTAACTTCTAATATTACATCAGTGTCTGAATTTTGCACAAAATCGTCAGTGTAACTCAGTCCATCTCCTGCACTATCATCAGCATCATTGACCACTGTTATAGTACCTGTTCTCACTGATGTTTCTCTAGTGATTGTGTATTCCATTTGAAATGCTTTGATCTGTACTGAACTCACTGTGAACAATGTGGTAGCAGTAGCACCAGCACTGAGAGTTGCTTGTGTGCCAGTCTCTCTTACGAAACTGCCCATTTGAATTTGAGCAGCACTGTCAATGCCAATGCTGGCAGGCACAGTTTGTGTGGCACCATTAAAGATTTTAATTCTAGGATAGGTACCACTGAAGGCTGTGGCACGTTGGAACATGTCGCCAACACTGATGTTGTTGATGGCATCAATAGTAATCACTGCCGATGCTGGCAGTGCTGTACCATTGAAGTGGTTGCCCACATCATAGAATATATTGTAACCTGAGGCATTCAAACTCACACCATTGATCAAAATGCCTTCTTCGTAGATGTTGTCAAAAACATTGCCAATGAATTTTACACCAGTGGGACCGCCATTGCTGGGAGTGGCACCACCTAGTATAGCCCCTTGGTACAATGTGTCAAATTGGCCATTGCTGACCACACATCCTTGTATTTGTTGTTCAGTATTCGTGCCGTAAGTAAATCCCGAAAATTTACAGTTATCAAAATTTACTTGTTTGCATGGCAAACTCACAGTGCTGGCCCAGTCAACTGCACGAGTATCATCCACGGATGTGGTCAAATCAGCAGTGGTCAATGGACCAGTGAAATCCATGCTGCTGAAAGAACACTGTTGTGCATTTTCAATCAATAGACCATTGTTCATTTGATTTGTCACAATGGCCATGCTAGATACTTCAATGTTTGTTGGCGGAGTGGCACCGTTGGTAGCAATGTTTACACCTGTTTGTTGCAAACTGTCAGCGGTTTGTACCACGTAACTGGGCAATGATTCAGCAGCCCAGTACAACGCATTTGAAATCACAATGCCTGTGGCAGGCACAGGGGCAATGCTTCTATAGTATGTGCTGTTGGGAACATAGTATACCAATGTACTTTCAGCATACGCTGTATTGGCTGCCCAGTTTTGCACCAAGAAGTTGATGACACTGCTGTTGGCACCTTCGCCGTAGAGTTTGGCATAAGGAGGGATTTTTATTGTGTTTGTGACTATGTAGTTGCCAGCAGGGAAAAACAGACTGCGTCGAATAGCTGTGTTGTTTTGCACACAGAACAATTGGAATAATGCACGATTGATAGCCGCTGTGTCATCAGTCACTCCGTCGCCCACTGCACCAAAGTCTGTGATCACTGCATAACTGTCCAGTCGACTTTGTATGCTTTGTGAAATTGGACTACTGGGTGTGGCACCTGTTTGTGCAGTGTATCCAGCAGCTTCGCCTTTGAAAGTGTACTGTCCAGCAAAACTTAAGATATCTGAGAATTCAGTTAAGATCTCTGTGTTGCCAACTACAGGGGCACCTTCTTCTAGGGCACCATTGCCAATGAACAGCCTACGATCGTCAACTGCCCAGCCTAGTTCAGCACCTGCCAGGGGTTGAGGTAAATCTTCTTGCAGACCTTTGCGGGCGGTAATTCTTGATATTTGTACGATTGCCACAGTGTGATTCCTTCGGGTATCACATATTTAGCAAGTAATACTGTTCAACCTTTTTCCACCACAGGTCACGATATTTTTCAAATTCCTGCCCCTCCAGCACAAATTCCTGATATTCTGGCTGGGTGATCATGTTCATTTGTTCATCCAGCTGGGGTTTGACACACATCAAAACTACGCCTTTTTTGATTCGTGTTCCATGCAGTTCATTGTGTGCTTCAGCATAGGCACACAACTGCACAAAATAATCATCAATCCATTCGCGTTTTTTGGGCTTGTTGGTTTGCTTGTAATCTAATATGGCTTCTTCATTTAAATGTATGCCTGCACCATCAGTTGTTCCTGCGTACACTTTGGGAAAATACAGCGGAACCTCAATGCCCCAAAATTCACTCACATTCTTCAAACCGTATTCCACAACCTTGTGTGCCATAGCATGACTGGCCCATGAGAACGGATTCGTACCACGATCTTTGATCACGCCTTCTTTGACATATTGTTCAAGATAGGTATGCATACGGGTGCCACGGTTGGCTGCTTCTGTGGTAATGGCCTGTGCCGCTTCTGTACCCACTCTGGCTCGCCAGTTCTGCAAAGCCCGTTTGCTTTCCTCACTTTTGGTTTTGTCAAGTATGGTTGTGACACTGGGTAACTTGTTTCCGTCAGGTGTGGCATAGTAGCGTTTGCCTTCAATTGTGACACGTGGTACTGGTTGGTAATCAAATCTGGGATTTAACAAATTAAACTCTAAAACTTTCTCCGCAACCGCAGCGGTCACGTTCATTGGGATTGGTAAATTCAAAGCCTTCATTGAGGCCTTGGCGTACATAGTCTACTTGTGTGCCACGCAGGTATACATCATGTTTTTTGTCAACTAACACACAGAAATCATTTTGAGCATAATTTATGTTGCCAGCGTCAGGTTCGTATTCTTTAACATATTCTAACACATAAGCAAGCCCTGAGCAACCGGTAGTTTTAACCCCCAGACGTATGCCAGCATAGCCCTTGGTTTGAACCAATTTTTGGATTTTGTTTCGTGCTTGATCAGTTATGGTTATCATAATAGTATTTACTAGTCAATCTCGTTGCATAGCTCGTTGGCAATTTGTTTGAAGTCGCTTTTTACAGTCAATTGAAAAAGTTTTTTTGATACGTCTCTAGGCAATACCTTTAACACCTGTAAAATAAAACGGTCATCAACTGTTAACGACCCACCAAATGACATAGGCTCACAAGATTTTAGTATAGGGTTTCCTAAAAAATCCTGAGTAAAATAAAATTTTTGTTCGTTGATCCAGTTGGTATAGAGGTTGTTGCATAGTATACTGTATCCGCTGCTGTTTAACAAATTATCAATAATTGGTTCAATGTCTATGTGCATTCCAGTGTGTCGTATCGTAATAAATTTTATCACACTTAGAGCATTATAGAACCCAGACAACACTGTCATTTTTGCCAAATCTTGCTGATCAAACGAAATACATTTTTTGGGAATTTCGCTTACATAAAAATCAAAATTTGGATTAATCCTTGTGGATTTTACGTATTCAAATTGAAATTTGCGTTGATACTCAGGATCATACACCGCAGGACTGGCTGGCAATGGTTCATTTAAAAATACAATGGGTAGTATATTTTTTTGAGTTATTTGTCGCAGAGTTTCCCGCCAGGTCAACGGCGTTTGTCCAGGTAATCCATAAATTAATTGTGCTTTCACAATCAACTGCGGATGTCGTGTGGTCAGTTCATCTGCCATGGCTGCATGAGTTTCCCAGCCCACATCGGGCCGATCAATGTTTTTCAATATTTCCTCATTGGTGTCTTGTATAGAAAAGTTCAGCGTCTTTTGCACTAGACCACTTTCGGCCATGATGTTGAAAATTTTCAAGTTGACGTCTTTGCGTAGTTTGCTGTAGTTGCCACTGATTTTAAATCCAGCATTGTGTTGCAGATTTTTTTGTGCAAAGTATTCAATCATGTCAACATCTTCGTCATACTGTCCAACATTGGCATCTGACAGATAAATTTGTCTGATTCCCAGTTCATAAAATAGATCAATTTCTTCCCGGTAGGTATTCTTGCGTCGAGATATCTTGTTTCCTAATCCGCTGTTCCAATCACAAAATGTACAAGAATACGGACATCCCCTGGTCAATGTGTATGGCAAATACAGTGTTCCGTTACGGTCTAAAATTGTGCGGGTCATCTCAGCAAACAATTCTCGATTGTGTGTAAAAGGACTGGTACTGATCATTTTTACAAATTTATAATCTGCTACAATAGGCAAATCAGTATGGTGATTTACCCAGCCACAGTTGGATGTGTTGAATGCAATCAGTGGAGTTTCAGTAACTAGACTTTTAATAATGTCTGCAAATGCCTGTTCTCCTGCACCGTACACTGCATAGTCAATGTAAGGGTGCTTGATAAAAAAGTCAGGGTCAAGATTGACATTGATGCTGGGACCACCTGCAATGACTTTGACATGGGCAGGCAACTGTGATCTAATTTGAACCAGTTGATTTATCAAGTATTCGTGATTCCAGATATAATGACTGGTGCAAAGAACGTTTGGTTGATATTGATCAATGTATATCAACAATTCATCATTGGTCATTGTTTGTTGAACAGGCACTAGCCATTCTAGTTGCTTGGCAATTTCTGGATATGTTATATCAACATAGGTTTTTAGATGCAACACAGCCGGATATAACCAAGACTTTGTTCCACCAGCGTGATACAGCAATATTTTTAACTTTTTATTATTTACAGATATCATAGTGGTATTCATCAAGCCAATTCAGCATATAGTTTCATAACGTAATGAAATAAGATTTTTTCTCTGGCCAAATGAGATAACTGTTCTTTTTGATCATCTGGTAACAAGTTTTGAACTTGCAAAAGAAATTTCTCGTGGTTAATCAACTCTACACCATGGTACCCAACTTCACAAGAATAATTTGCAACATTTCCTGAAAAATCTTGAGTGAGATAAAAAATTTGTTCGTTGGACCAATTTTTATAAAGATTGTCACATAAAATACGATATCCTTCGCTGAGCAACAAATTATCAATTATAAATTCAGTGTCTATTCGCGATCCAACATGTTGTATCATGGTTAAATTTATTAGACTAATTGCCTCGCATATCCCTGATAATATAAACATTTCTACTAGATCATGTTGGCTAAATGAAACACACTTTTTAGGAATTATACCTACATAATAATTTTGTTGAAAATCTTTACGTACAGCCTTGTCGTATTCAAATTCCCATTTCTTTTGGTATTCTGGATCATACATGGCAGGACTGGCTGGCAATGGTTCATTTACAAACCAAATTGGTAACATATTTTTTGCAAGAATTTGTTGCATGGTCTGTCGCCACGATTCAACTGTTTGTCCAGGCAATCCACAAATCAACTGAGTTTTGACAATCAAGTGAGGATATTTCCCTCGCAATTCGTCAGCCATGGCTACATGTGTCTCCCACCCCACATCCGGACGATCAATGTTTTTTAATACTTGTTCATTGATGTCCTGTATGGAGAAGTTCAAAGTCTTTTGCACAAGACCACTTTCGGCCATAATGCTAAACATTTTCAAATTGTTTTTTTTGTTTAACTTGCTATAATTTCCTGATATACGAAAACCTGCATTTTCTTGCAGATTTTTTTGAGCAAAGTATTCGACCATGTCAACATCTTCATCATATTGTCCAACATTGGCGTCAGACAAATAAATGTTTTTAACTCCTAATTTGTGGAACAAATCAATTTCTTGTTGATAGGTGTTTTTGCGCCGAGACACTTTGTTTCCAAGTCCGCTGTTCCAATCACAGAATGTACATGCATACGGGCAACCTCTTGTGAGAGTGTACGGGACCCACTCAGCTACGTTAGTCACATTTTTTTTCTTGGCATTTGCAACCATACGCCCAAATAGTTCTGCATTGTGTACAAAAGGACTGGTCTCTAACATCTTTACAAACTTGTAATTGGCCACATTTGTTTTTCCAGTTTGATTGTTTTTCCAGGCACAGTTGGATGTGTTGAATGCAATCATGGGCGTTTCTAATACCAAATGACTGACAATGTCTGCAAATGCCTGTTCGCCTGCACCGTACACTGCATAGTCAATGTAGGGGTGTTGATCAAAAAAATATTTGTTGTTGTTGACATCAATGCTGGGACCACCTGCAATTACTGCTTGAATATGCAGTTTAGGCTTGATACGAGCTAACTGATTGATTAAAAAATCATGGTTCCAAAGATAATGACTGGTGCATAAAATATCAACATTGTTTTGTTTAATATGTTGTAGTAACTCATCGTCAGTCATTGCATCTTGTATAGGCAACAACCATTCTAATTTTTCTGCTAGTTCTGGATACAGCGTATCAATATATGTTTTAAACACCAAAACATTAACTTTGATCCAACCTTGCATTCCAGTTTGATAAAATAATATCCTAGTTTTTTTTTGTGAAAAAAAACTGCTTGGGCTACGCGACATGTTGTGTTAATGTTTTTTCTTGTAATCTTCTACAGCAGCCTTTATAGCATCTTCAGCAAGAATAGAACAATGAATCTTGACTGGTGGCAATGCGAGTTCTTGAGCAATCTCTGAATTTTTAAGAGCTGCGGCCTCGTCAAGCGTTCGTCCTTTAACCCACTCGGTAACAAGAGAGGATGAGGCAATCGCACTTCCGCATCCGTACGTTTTGAATCTGGCATCTGTTATAATTCCGTTTTCAACTTTGATTTGCAGTTTCATCACATCACCGCAAGCAGGTGCACCTACCATGCCTGTACCAACAGTGTCGTCAATTTCAAACTTGCCCACATTGCGTGGATTTTCATAATGATCAATTACTTTTTCTGAATAAGCCATGTGATATTCCTTCGCTGATTATAGCGTATTTACTGATAAATGTCAACCGGAATGGGTTACTTGTTCATTCCGCGTTGCATGGCGGATTTGGCCGAGGCGGCCACAATGTCTTGTGCTTTGTTTACGGGCATTTTGGGTGCTACGTCGGGAGCCGCACCTTTGTATTTGATCACTCGGGGATTGTTAGGATCCATGGGTTCTAGCACACTGTCCAAGGGAGGCTGACTCACAATGCTCACAATGTTTTTTTCACTAACAGGAAAACCTAAACTGCGAGCGGCTGATATAAATGCATCTGTGCTGATTTGTTTTTGTGCATTTTCATCGTCAGCACGACCTGAAAGAAAATCCACTAGACCTTGCAGTTTGGCTGGATCTAGTGGTTTGCTGTTTTCGACTTCGTCGATTCTCATTATCTACGTGCTCGGCCCAATGCTGCTTTGGGTGCTGGTGCACCAGTTTCAAGGTCAGCACCTATATCGGCTCCAACATCAGCACCTATATCAGCACCTATATCAGCACCTATATCGGCACCCATTTCGGCACCAGGTACTGGTGGAGGTGTCGCACCTGGCATACCGCTGGCGGCCATGCTGGTGTCTAGTGCGGCAGGTTGTCCTGTGACCACACCCAATGCTGTCTCCAGTTGTTGCTTGGCACCTTGTAAGTTTTGCACAAGTCCTTGCAATGCACCAGTGACGTCAGTGTTGAACTGTGTGGCTTGTTCCATGCCAATTTGATTGCGAATTGAATCAACTAATGCAGGCAATTCTTTGAATTGCATTTCAGTGGTGTCTTCCAACATGCTTTGCATTTTGTCAACCATGTCTTGTGCAGCCAACACAACTTGTGCTTGTTGAACTTCTGATTCTTTCAAGAACTGGTATGCTCTACGCAGACGACTTTCGGCAGCCATCATTGCCTGACCAGCCACCATTTTTTGTTCGTCTGGAGTGAGAGTTTGTCCTGCTGCGCTTTTCTTCAATGCCTGAGCCATTTTAGGATCTTTGATATCCACAGTGTTCTGACTGCCCGATGGTGGAGGTGTAGTAGCAGTACTAGTGCTGGGATTAGTGCTGGATGAAGTAGGCGGAATTGGAACTTGTTCTTCTCGGATACGACTTGTCAATGCTTGTTCCATCATCACCAGTTTTAAGTACGCAGGGTTGCGTTCACTGGTATGACGGCTGGGGCTACGCTGATGTTCAGCAATGACTCCACGCACACGTTTCAGCATGGCCTGTGCTTCACGCACTGTGAGACGGTTCACAGGCATCTTGGTACCGAAGTAACTTTCAAATACTTTGGCTACTTGGCGGCTCTTTTTTGGTGTGGCCAGTTCGGTTAATTTCATTTGGCAAATCCTCTTAGTTGTAGATATTTAGCCGAATTTAAACATTTTTCAAGTTCTTGATTCAGCAGGGTAAGGTTTTCAATTTTGGGTGCAAGTTTGGTACGCACCATTTCACGGAATTCGGGTCTGTTGCTACAATCCGCTTGTCCACGGCGGCAATGGATGTCAGCTGTCAGCGTTTGTTTTTTGTTGTCTAGTATGCGGATGTTTTGTGCTAGTCGATACTGTTGCAAGTGATCTGCTACACACCAGCTCATGGCAGTTTTTTTACTGCTGAATGTGCTCACAAGATCGTCGCTGTGATACACTGCAAAGCCGGCTGATTCAGGTCGTAAATGATACCTCCCAAATGCGACATATCCACCATGTTCGTCATCAATGATGAGTTCAGTGTACACACGCTTGAGTTCACGCTCGGCAAAGCGTTCTAATTTTTGTTCACGGGTCATAAGGTACGAACGTAATGTGTGGCCAGCCAGCCTACTGCACCCAATAAAACACCAATGATACCTATGCCCCAGGCAATCAGTTGGTCATTGCGTTTTTCGCCCATTTTGCGCACAATGCCATGCACTTCTGTGACCATGTGTTTGACTTCACTGACTTCTTTTTCCACTGTCTCTACTTTGAGTTCCAGCATGCGGTAACGTTCTGCACACAATTCAACATGTGCTTCGAGACTTTTCTTTTCGATGTCAGTGGTATCAACCATGGTCGGGCTCCAATGAGTTATTTACCGTTTGAAACCAAATGTTTTGATTGACGCCTTGTGCATGCAAAGTAGCAGTGACTACTTCTGCTTCGTCTAGGCCTGTGACCATGGGCACACCTTCGCAGTCGCCAACAAGTCCGTCTAAATCATCGCTGCCAAAATTGCTGCCAAGTACACCTTCGGATTCTACGTCAAATTCAAAGTGCCATCCATCAGTGTGTTTTGTAGGTGGCACCACATTCATAGGCTGTGTTCGCAGACTCATTATTTGCAGCAAACTCTCCCAGTTGCGTTGCTGATTACGACTGCGATTCCATTGTTCGGGAGTGTCGATTACTAGGCCTGTTTTGGTAGTAAACGGCAATTGCTGTGGGCGGAGATGTCCTGTGACACCAGTGAAGGTACAATCAAAAAGGGTGCGGCACAAGACTTTCATTATGTGCATATTTAACGCCAAAAAGAAACCCTGGATTTTTTACGTCCAGGGTTGCATTGGAACTAAACTGATTACAGGTTAGTGAATGTTGCACTAGCAGCAACGTTGGCAGTTGGAATACCAATGTTCAAGCCGCCTGTGGCGTTGGCTGTTTGAGCAGCAGCAACCAACTGAGCAGTTGTGTAACCACCAGCTGGGTACAATGCCAGGTTGATAGTACCGGCTGTTGCACCTGCTTGATAGAAAGCAATGGTACTGCCAGGAACTGTCAATCCAGCACCTGATTGAACTGCTTGCAACACATTGTTCAAGTAACCGTTGACGTTACCAGCATTGGTAAGTGCAGCGTTTGCTGTCAATGTGAAGAATTGCAGTTGTGGTCCAGACAACATCACTGGGCCTTGGGCCGCAACGTTTGCTGTTCCAGAGATTGAACCGTTGGCTACGTCCAGTGCAAATACTGGTTGTGTGGTTCCGTTTGTTTTTGTAAACTGTGCCATAATAAATTTCCTTTAAAGTTAAGTGGTCTCGGTGGACCTGCTTTTATTTATACAATCGGTAAAAATTAGCCCTGTTGCGGATTATTTCTTGCTTGATTTCTTGCAGAGAAATCAAACCTATTTACTGCTTTGCTGTAGCCTGCAGGGGTGGCCATGACCCAACCTTCGTGTCCAGGATCTTTCAAATCCAGTTGACGCAGTACATCCAACTTCAAGTCGTGCAACAACAAGAACAAGGTAAATGCTGCGGCCATGCCCTCTGTGTTTGAAGTAGGGCTTTGTAGGTATTCTACAATGTTGGCAAATTTACGTGGGGTTACCTTGGTCTGCAGCCAATCACCAAACCCTGCCAACAAGTTGTCAAAGTTGCCCCCAGGTTGTTTGATTCTAAAGTTGATGTAGTCCACACACAGTTTTGCTAGATCTGTGAGTTGTTGTCTTTTTAGTTCAGCAGGGTTGAACAAGATGTCAACAGCAGCACCTTTGTCTCGCACCAGTGCTTTGATTTGTTTTGCAAGATCTGTGTTTGGCATCATTTCTTTGGCAAAGATAGGTTCGATCAACAACAGGCCCGGAACATCATTGAACTTTACACGCCGCAATGGTTGCTTGGGGTCACCTGCATCCGAGTACATGGTGTGCATGGCAACACCAACTGTGCTGTTGCCTATACGCTGACCCAATGCACTTTTTGCAGGAATACGATACTGCACTGTGTTGGGTTTGAACACATAGTTGCCGGCTTCTAGTGGCGGGGTGTTCATGTACAACAAGTCACCTTGTACATAACCACGAAAGTTAGTGGGCAGAGATGCTTCTAACATAGGCCACAATGTGGCATAAGTTTGAATAAGTCCAGATCTGTCACCTGAGCGTGTGTTTTGTATATTAGCCATCATTCGGGGACTGGTGGCCAGGCCGTCATAGCCCTTGGCTTCGAACCCAGATCCATCTGTGAGCACAAACTCACCAGTGTCAGGTTTACGACCAAAGTACACAGCAGGCATACCGTCCCACTTTACACTGGTAGTGGTTCCTGGACTGGCAGCGGCCTGGTCAAGTATGTTCAATGCTTCTGCAGCACCACGGCTGCCTTTGCGAAACACTAGATCTTCTAGGTGTTCAATACCCTTGGCTCTGCCGCCCACATTGCCTTCATCGGCTTCGTAGATGCGATATGGATTGACCGCTTCACGTTCTACCAAGGGCTGCATGCCTTGGTTGACAATTCTATCACGCAGTCGTGCCAGGAAATAAGTGTCAGCATCTTCTGTCACTGCATCAGGTTGTTGTAGACCTTCCTTGGTCAAGTACTCACGGAAATCTTTGATCTTGGCTTCCCGATCCTTGTCCTTGGCCAAGGCAGCAAATATGGTTTCCACTGTGCTGAGGTTTTCTCTTGTGGCTTTTGGACCAAGAATCATACGTGCTGCTTCGTCAGGATCCATGGTCAGCAGTTGATTGCTGGTTCTACTGAACACCCCATTGGCACCCAGTTTGAGTCCATAGTGTTTGGCCAGGCTTGACATCAACACAGCACGATTCATGCCTTTGTAGGCCGATCCTGCACCTTGGTTGTAGTAAAATGTGCCCCAGTCCAAGTTGGGAAAGAACATGAAGTCAGTTTGCACATAGCCCAAGTCAGGACGTCCTTGTATGGGTGTACGCAGGTGTACTTCTCCGCCCTTTTTGATCCATTCAGCAGGCGGCAGTTTGTGTCCCACAATCCATTGTGTTAGTTTGGCAGCCAATTGTTCTTTTGACACTTGGTTGGCATCCACAGCAAGATCCATGTCTCCTGACGTAGGTGCTTTACCAGTGCTGCCCAACCAACGCTCACGTGGAAACTCTATGCCTGTGAGTTGTTCAAGCCAGGCCACTGTGGCAGGCACATCGCTTTGATTGATGCGACCTGTGAGTGGCTGACCTTCTGCATCCTTGAATACGTTGCCGCCTTCTAATAGTGTGCGTAGGCTTTTCATGGGTTTAACTTTTTAATTTCTGCAGTAATAATTTTTACTAATTCGCCTTCGACTGGGTCTCGAGGATCTAATAGATGTCCATCTAATAGTACATCTCCCGACGGAGACATAGTAATTGTTGGTTCTGAACTGGCTGGAGTTGGCATCATGCTCATGATCAATGAATGTACGTTAGTACTCACCGGGCTTCGGTAGTTTAATTTAGTGCTGCCAATTTTGAATTTTCCAGCAGGATCCAACATGATAATTGGCATTTTATTTGCGGCAGCTGGCGCACGATTTTTAGCAGAGTTAAACTGCATCAATGACCGCATGTCGTATGTGGCTTTGGAAAGATTTCGCCATTGCTGGAACTGTCCTTGCGGAGTAGATGGGGGTGAGTTATAATTCAGAATAGACTGAATGCTGCTTCGCAATTCAGATAATAAAATACTGGCTTCAGATTGAGATTTGTTATCTACATAACGAGGAAACTGAGAAAAATCATTACCTAACTGATTGTCTAAAAAGAACCCATAAACACGATTCATAAAACTGTTTGATAGTCCTTGCTTGACTCTCGGAGGTAATGCGCCTGGTGATTTTGCACCTGTGGATTGCATGGCATTACTCAGACTCTGATTCCAGTTGGCTAGTTCGTCTGCAGCCATTTGATCGATAAGTGGATCGGCGGCTGCCGCGGCTTTGGCTCTCATATCTCCGTAAGCACTAGCCGAATCGCCCGGTCTGGTTAACCCAGCTTGGGCAAAATTATAAGCATCTAATTTGTCGCCTAATGCACCAATCACAGCACCGGGATTGATGGCTTCTTGTATGGGTTTTTTAGCAGTGATTTCAAAGATCTGCATTGGTTCTCCTTACGGACCGTGAGAACTTGCTGGTGTCTCTGTGACGTATTGCATTCAGCAGTTTGCGTTGAAGATTCTCTGCTTGATCTGGCGAGAATTCAGCGTCGATTTGTTCCAGCAAACGAATGGCTGTTTCTATTAGGTTGCTGGCGCGAGTTTCTATGATGGCTCTGCGATCACGTTCTATGTACAAACTGTCCAGTTCTTCTAATATGCTTTTAGTTTTCTTTTGCATTTGCTCAAGGGCCTTTGGATTATTTAGTGGAAACGTCATTGCAATAAATATCTAATACAAGGAACCAGTATGACTAGTCAGATCAATCCCAACGATATAAACGGTGATTACCCCGTGGCAGGTGTCAGTAACAACACGCAGGGCATGCGTGACAATTTTACTAACATCAAGACAAATTTTCAATATGCAGAGGACGAAATAAATGATCTGCAGTCAAAAGGTGTGTTCAAAGCAGCATTAACTGGCACCACTTTGGACAACAACATGGCCAACAACGTGATCTACAATGCACAAGTACGCGGCATAGCAGGCACTGTTGTAACCATTGCAGCCACTTCGGGCACTGTGAACATAGACTGCAATGCTGGTCCTTATCAAACCATATCAATAACTGGCAACATTACTCTAGCATTTAACAGCGCAACTTGGCCACCTTCGGGCACATTTGGCATGATACGATTGCGAGTCACTGTAGATGCCGCAGGACGTACCATGACCTTGCCTGCCAGTGTGTCGCAGGGCACAAATACCATACAAGGACTGTTATCTAATGTGTTGACGTTTGCCGCTGCTGGCACATTTGAATTTGGATTTAGCACAATCAATGCTGGTGCTACCATTGCCATGTATGATTTTGTTAGACCGTTAGATTATTACACTGACACAGTGACCATTGCAAACACTGCTGTCAGCACCAATGCAGGCACAGGTGCGCTGATTGTGGCTGGTGGTGTGGGTGTTAGTGGCAATCTATATGTGACCGGCGATATTGTGGGCAACATTGTGGTCATTGGTTCTACATTTGTTGGCAACGTTACCGCTGGCAACTTGCTTACTGGTGGACTGGTCAGTGCCACGGGCAATGTCACCGGCAGTAATTTACGCACAGGCGGATTGGTATCTGCAACTGGTAACGTCACTGGTGGTAACTTGCTTTCTACCACACTAAGTTTGAGTGGTAATATACTCAGTGCTATCAATACCACGGCCAATATCACAACCACAGCCAATATTTCTGTGGGCAATGTGTTGATCAACGGCATTACTAACAGCACAGGCAACGTCACTGGTGGTAACTTACGCACCACTGGGCAGATGTCGGCTTCAGGTAACGTCACTGGAGGCAATGTCAGCACAGCAGGGTTGATCACTGCTGTAGGTAACGTCACTGGAGGCAATCTCAATACTGGTGCTCAAGTGATAGCCACTGGCAACATCACTGGTGGCAATGTGATTTCAGTGGCTCTTGTGGAAGGAGCAATAGTAAGTGCTACAGGAAACGTCATTGGTGGCAATGTCAGCAGTGGTGCTCAAATAGTAGCCACAGGCAACATCACTGGTGGTAACGTACTCACTGCAGGTCTTGTAAGTGTCACAGGCAACATCACAGGCGGTAATGTGCTGGGCGGTGCCAACGTCAATGCCACCCTGTTTACAGGCACTACCATATCAGTTGCAGCCAACATTTCTGGTGGTAATATATTGAGCGGTGCTGTGGTATCTGCTGTGGGCAACGCTAGAATACTTTCTGGTACCGCTGTACCAGCAGGTGGTACAGCAGGTGCAGGTTACAGAATGTCCAGCACCACCAACTTTGGTATATTCTTTGGGTCAGGTGCACCTACCTTGAGTGCTGCCCAAGGATCGTTGTACATGCGTACAGACGGTAGTGCTACCAGTGACAGGATGTATGTCAACACTGACGGTGCCACTGCCTGGACTCCTGTGATCACAGCGTCTTAATCTAACAACTCAGCCCACTCAGGGCATACAGATCTAAAACTGTTGCCTCTAATAGAATCAATTTGGTTGATTTTTTCCCAGAAAAAACTATTACTTTCTGCACTTGTTGTTAAAGAATTAACCAATTCTATTAATCGTGGGCGATTGCTAAACTTGTTTAGCAAAACCTCTTTAGTTGGCTTAGACACATGATTAATACTAAAATCACCTATTACTTTTTGATATATTAAATTTACAGTATCGCCGTATCGATTTTTTGTTAAATTATTTTGATACCAGTCTTCAATTTCGTCAAGGTAATATAAATTTAAATATCCCCATGCACAATTTATGTTGAACATGTGATTGTGTGGCATGTTGTTCACAAACCATTTGATATTTTGAATTACTTGATTCCAATTTGCGCCTGTGCGTTGGTAATTGAAGCGATCGCCAATATCATCAATACTAAAATATAATTCTACCAGTTTACATTCTTCCCACAAATCAAGAACTGACTGAGATACGGTTTGTGTGCCATTGGTATTGTAAAATACTCTAACATCACTGAGTCCTTTTGCTTCTTTTATACTTTTTAACATTGTTACATGATTGTTAGACATCAATGGTTCACCACCACCGTGAAAATGTATATTTTTTACATTCATCAACAATGCAAGATCAAGTGTTTCAATTTGATTGTGCTTGTCGTATTTGAATTTGTTTATGTCTGTTAGAGGATATTTTTTTTGATAATCAGGCAGCCACGAAGAACTATTCTCTGGACCGCAAATTAAACATTTTAAATTGCATAAATTTCCCACGCTGTAATCAATACTTTGTGGACTGGTTAGATCTATATTTGTATCTTGGTGAAAATCCTCATACAGTTGTTTAGATGACTTCCAACGACTTGCAAGACCGTGTGATTCTTCACGATAACATTGATGACATCCAGGTATTGGTTGATCATTTTCTATTAACAATTTTAACTGATTATGTTCTGGGCTATGCCAGGCTTTAGATAAATCAAAATCAGTGGTAATTTTTATAACTCCGTCATAATATGAGCAGGGACTATATCCAATTTGCCCATTTAAAGACCTTATTGCAAGATTTTTATATATTTCATAACAAAAATATTTTTTATCTTTCATGATACTCTATTTCTCACAGTGATTGTGTATAGCACGTGGTTTTGTATTAATAAGGAATATATGAATTTCTTGCCAGGGACCAGATAAGATTTTTATTAGGTGGGTCGCCCATCAACTGCAAAAAATTATTGACTGTATTTGCGTATTCTTCAACTGTGCTCATATGGCCTGGGTGAATTATTTTTATGTTATGGGTTGTGTGATTTTTTTTAAATGCAACGAAATTTAACAGCATTTTTTCTGTACTGTAATAAACATTCTCATAATTTTTACTGCCACTAAACGTACCGAGTCCACTAGTAAAAATCCATGCTGTATTGTATTTGACTATGTCTAATAATTTAAAAACACTGTCGCAATTTTTTCCAACTTGTTGAAAACTACTGGCGTTGCTTGCTGTCAAAAAAATTATGTTATCCACTGTTAGTGTGTTAAATTGATCAAAATTAGGATTTGATAAATCAAACTCTTGACGAGTCAAATATGTTCCTGGCAAATAATTTTTTAATATCTTGCCAAATCTACTGTTAGCACCTAAAATTAAATTAGTCATGATGTTTTGATCTTTCCTAATAGTTGTTTTAGTTTGGCACTTTGAACGTCTGCTGTGATTTTTGGTGCGTCACCACCACTGTCCCATGGAGGGCTGTCTTTGTCATCTCCAGCCGGGCTAACTTGGCTGCGGGCTTTGATCGAGTCCATGATGGATGCAGATGGTTTCTTTGAATAAGTGTCTCCATCTTCTCCGCCTTCGTCAGTAATGCGCATTGTTTCAATGTTGTACTCCAAATCAATTTTTTGACCAACGCCGGTCGAGCTTCGAGACTTCATACACTGTATCTGATACTTGCCACGCTCTTTCATGGCACGACTTGTAAAGATACCAAACACGTTGTCTGCTGTGTTGATCTTTGAAATACCACCTGAAATATGGCTGTGATCAAACTCAATTTCTTCCACAGCCGATCGATTCAACTGACTTGCTGTGACCATCAAGAAGCCCAATTCTTTGGCCAAGTTACGTAGTTCTTCTGAAACATACTTGTCTTTCACAAACAAGTCGTTGGGACTGACTTTTGCACTCACAGGCATCAACAAATCCAAGTAATCAATCATCACAAAGTCCACACGCTTGCCTGTTTGTATTTGATACTCTTTCAAGTATGCACGTATGTCATTGATGTTGCTTTGTGCTGGCAAGCCTTTGACTTGATAGTTGCCTGACTTCTTAGCCACTAACTTGACTTTGAGTTCTGTGGTGTCAATATCTTTGCGAATGTCCTTGGTGCTCATGTTGGTCAACATAGCATCTGTTCGCAAACTTGTTAGTTCTTCACTCAGTTCCAGTGTGATGTACACACCACTAAGTCCTTGTTGCAACCAATTTAGCGCAATGTTCATCATCACAAGACTCTTACCTGAACCGGATCCACCAGCAAAGATGTTGAGTTCGCCACGACTGAATCCACCATACAACAATCTGTCCAGTTGTGGCCAACCTGTTGACACTTGCCCACCCGAGTTGAAATACTTCTCAATACGTGCCTTGGGATCACTGAAATAGTCTGTGCCCATGTCCTTGGTCAGTGATATTTGTACAGCATCTTTGATCAGTTTTTCTACAGGTTCAAAGTCACCCTTTTCCAGCATGTCTGCGGCTTTTAAAATAGCACGTTCTAATTCTTGCCGCTTGGTAAACTGTTCAAACTCGCCCATAAACCAATCAAAGTGGCCTTCGTTCAAGTCAGGCACTGCTTGCAGTTTAATACCCGTGGTGGCAGAGATTTGTGTACGGTCGGGCAAGGTCTTGTGCTTGTCTGAATGTTCTTTGATAAACTCAGCCGCGGCTCGCAGACTCTTGTCAAAGTTCTGCGGGTTATAAATGTTCTGCACACGCACGTAACTTTGTGCGTCTTCCAACATCATTTCTAAAAATAATCGTTGGACGTCAAGTCCGTATTCTTTTAACAAGTGCTTTTTTCCTTAGTTCTATCTTGATTCTACTAGTTTCTCTTGCTTGCATTATAGTTAGCAAGGCACCTAATCGGCCCAACTTTATTACTGCATCGTTGACATCTTTACAGCCCGCGGGCCAGTCAGGTATGCTCACAGCCCAGCCCAGTTCTACTGCACGGTCAACGAGTTCAATACCTGCCTTGTCTTGATCTGGTACCACTGTTATCTGTTTGTCTAAACTGCGTATCAATCTAACTTGTGCATCACTCACAGTGTTGTGCATCACTGCCACACCACCTATGCTGAGTGCATCAAAGATGCCTTCTGTGACTATGACATGTTGCCAATCCGAGTGCTGTAAGTCTGTGCCAAACACATAACCAGGTTGACTGTCACTGATGAACTTGGGCTGTTTGTCATCTAAAAATCTGCAAGTGTATCCCACAATCTTGTTGTCATGGGTAAATGGTATTACCACATGCAATCTTGTCCAGTGGATGCCGTCGTTTTGTATCTGCACCATGACAGGAAAGTCTTCGGGCACATGTCTGCCACGCACGTAGTCCCAATAAAATTTGTGTTCAGGTGTCAGCAGTTCAGCAAACGGTGGCAAGTCTCGTTCTTCAAATGACACACCACTCAGTGTGTTCCACATTTGTTGTCGATCTTCTAAGATGCCATTGATGCTTCGATGCCGCAGACTTTCAAGATTCAACATCTCTATTTCTACTTCAGGAACATTCATCCAGCCCAGGAGTTTTCGAGCTTTGTAACTTACAGTACGACCCAAGATAAAACTGGCTGTGTAACTACAGTTGAAACAGTGATAACTCCAACCAGCCTCAGTGGCTTTGAGTCCACCACGTCCTCTTCGATCCTGTGTTGACCCATTGTGCTGACAGCACACTGCATTGAAACTCAACCACCCACTGGGCGTCTGTTTCTTTTTTGCAGGTAGGTAAGCAAGGATATCAAGCATCTGTACAGTGTAACAGATCTGTTACGCAAATGCAATGCTTAACGATAAAAGATATTGGTAACGTAGCCAGTTGTGATCAGCACAGTAACCGCTTGATCCTCAGTGCCACCAAAATTCAATGGCAAATAGCCCGAACCACCATTGGTCACAGTGATTGCACCAATTCCGCTGGGACCTGTGAATGGTGCACCAACAGCAGTTGCGCCGGCACCATTGCCCAAGATTTGAACACAAGGTGCTGCCATGTATCCCATGCCAGCATTGTTTACAGCAATACCAGTGACCACACCATCAACCACTGTGGCAGTTGCCGACGCACCGTACCCTTGACTGTTGTTAATACCCAGTCGCAACAACGGGTGGAAACCCACCACATTGATGTAAAAGGTACCAGACTCGTCAAAGTATTCGCGGCTTTCAGTAACGTCTACCCATACGGCTTCGTAATCCTGTGCGGCTTGTACTTTGACTGTGCCAGTATAATGCACAAGATCATACTTGATTGTGGTCAAACTAGCACCAGTGGTATTGATATGACTTGAATAATATTCAGTAAGATAGTTATTAGATCGAGGTTGTGGATTCAATGCCCAATCTGGCCATGATTGTGGTCCAGGTTGTGGCCACGAATTTTTGCCATTTATCGTGGGAATTGTCACTGGTTGGCTGGCCATGAACTCGGGCAATACACTGTCTACAATATCGCAATCTGCTCTGGCACCAGCATTGTCGTCTGTGAATGCTGCCTGTACATAGTTGCCCTGTGTGCGTTCAATGCTGTAACTGCCAGGTTGTGCTACTATGTTGATGGTGTCTGCTGTGTCCAGCACAACTTTGACTCGTCCCAACGTGGCACTAAGTACAGTCATGTCTTTTTCAATTAGCAATTCGTCGCCAGTTTGGTTCAGTAATCTAAAGCGGAATGTGCTGCCTGTGATATTCACAGGTTTTTGGTCTTGGTTGATGAATTCAAACAACAAAACGTTGTCTACACCTTTGTTGACGGTTAAAGTTTTTGCGTACACTGGGTCGTACCTCGCAGTAAAGTATCCACCACTGGTGTCAATCAATAATACCCGAATGATTTGTTGATATAAGTAAATGGTGGTTGAATACATAGGATCCTCAAAACGTATTTATGGGTAATAACATCTTTGAAAAACTGGCGGAAAAATATCCCTTTATAACTCT